ATCCTTCAAAGATAGAACCATAAATTATATTGTTACAAGCACCGTAACAAATCAAGATAAAAATAATTGTTTCCATAGTTTTTTATTAAAATATAGTAATAATACATGAATTAGTCAATATTTATTGTTATGAAAGAATTTATTAAAACACTATTTAGAGAATCTATCAATCAAATGAAAGTAGCTGGAACCCTTATTAATTGTGAAGAAACAAACAGAGTGTTATTGTTGCTAAGAAATGATGAACTCCCTACATGGTCATTGGTTTCTGGTGTTATGGAAAATGACGAAAACGCAATAGAATGTTTAAAAAGAGAAATAGAAGAAGAGTTATCAATTAATTCAGATTTAATAAAACTAAATAAAGTTAATGTTGAGATGTTTAACGATAAAAACATGGAATTCCACTATTATAAAGGAAATGTTAAAAAAGAGTTTTTACCTAAATTAAACAGTGAAAATATTGATTGGGGTTGGTTCAGCGAAGATAAGTTACCAAACCCTTTGTATATTGGTATGAAAGAAAAAATCAGAAAAAAATAATTGACTTTTTAATAAAATATATTATGTTTATGGGTGTAAAAATAAAAAACGTACATGTCTAAAAATAAACTAACTAAATTAACTGACGAAGAACTTTCTGCTGAAATAACATTTGAGTTGAAATCAATGGTTAAAGAAACCAAATCTACAGAAAGCGGAAAACTTGAATTTATAAAAGAAATAAAAACTGGGTTGGGGTCTGAAATTAAAGAAAAAGGTGGTCGTGTTACCATTATCAAGAAAACCAGATATGAAAAATTTATGATTTGGGTTAAAAAAATATTTACAAAATTTTAATATGACATATACAGAATTAATAGAAACAGTTTCACTTATTGTTGAAAATGAAAAAATACATAAGCGTGGGTTGGTCTTGTATTACGAATTACCAGAAAAAGAATTGCGTACAATAAATGAAGAGCTTTTCTATAAAACAAACCCATTTTCAACCACTTTTGAGTCAAGTGATGAATTTGAAGTTATGTTAGGCAATATACTTGTAAAATTTAAAAAAGTTTAGTACATTTGCTAACTTTCTTGAATCATGAATAAATTAATCGTTTATTTTCTAATAATAATTGGTTTAACGTCTTGTGGAAAAGAAGTAATTGAGCCACCTAAAGTAATATCTATTGAATCACCAAATTTTGTTAAAAGCAAAATAGATTCTACAAAAATAGGTACCAATAAGAAAAAAAAGAAAAAGAACAGAAAATTTTTTTTAAAAAAACTTGACAAGAGAAAAAATATTTAGTACTTTTGCATCACTTAACACGAACTATAATAAAATTAATTTTTTATGAAAACACTATTGGCAGCTATGCAAACAAATGATTCACTTACTGAAAACGGTATGGTAACTAATTCATCTTCTCTTAACCACTGTGTAAACTTGTTTTTCCAGATTGGTGCGATGAGAGGACAGGATAAGTCACGCCTTATTAATGCCTTTACCAAGGCGTTTGGTGAGAATCCTTTGACAGCTATGAAACTTTTGTTTTGGGCTCGTGATGTTCGTGGTGGAGCTGGAGAAAGACAAATATTCCGTGATATTATTGGATATCTTGCTAATAATCGTAGAGATGTGTTGGGTAAAAACCTTAACCTTATTTCTGAGTTTGGTAGATGGGATGACCTTTTAGTATTGGTTGGAACACCTCTTGAAACTGAGGCACTAGAACTTTTTGCCAATGCTATAAAATCAAAAAATGGTTTGGCATCAAAATGGGCACCACGTCCTAACGTTAGTAACCGTGAGAAAAAAAGATGGGCTAGTGCTCTTAGGAATCATTTGGGTCTTTCTCCAAAGGAATACCGTAAGTTGTTGGTTGAAAACTCTAACACCGTTGAGCAATTGATGTGTGCTAATGAGTGGTCAGCTATTGAGTACTCTAAGTTGCCTTCAAAGGCTATGAGCGACTTGATGAAAGCGTTCAGCAAACACGACAAGGAGCGTTTTGGTGCATATTTGGAGAGTGTTAACAAAGGAGAAACCAAAATTAACGCTGGTGCTGTATACCCATACGACATCGTAAAGAACCTGAGATTTGGCGACAAGTCTGGAGCAAATGCACAGTGGAATGCACTTCCAAACTATCTTGAAGGTAGCAAGGAAAGATTTCTACCAGTAGTTGACGTGTCTGGTTCTATGAATTGTGCGGCTGGAAATAACCCTAACGTTACATGTATGGATGTTGCGGTCTCTTTGGGATTATACATTTCAGAAAGAAACGTTGGTCCTTTCAAGGATGCCTTTGTTACCTTCTCAAGCGACCCTGAATTGCAAGTCCTTAGTGGTAATTTGCAAGAGAGATTCAATCAGCTTCAAACTTCTGAGTGGGGTATGTCAACCAATGTTGAATCTGTATTCCGTTTGATACTTGAAAAAGCGAAAGATTCTGACGTATTTGAGGAAGAAATGCCAACCATGATTCTGATTATGTCAGACATGGAGTTCAACTCTGGAACTCGTGGTAATTGGAGTCTTAGCGCTCAACAAATGTTCGAAAGAATGTATGCTGAAGCTGGCTACAAAATGCCAAAGGTTGTCTACTGGAATATCCATTCAAGACAAGATAACTTCCCAGTTCACTTTGACAAGGTAGGCACTTGTCTTGTTAGTGGGTTTTCACCTAGTCTTTTGACTAATTTATTATCTGGTAAAGATATGTCTCCATTGAGCATGATGTTGACAGTGGTAAATAGTGAAAGATACTCAATAGTAACCGTCTAAATTTAATGGAGTTGAGTCGCCTAGCGTCTTGACCCTTTTTATACTCATAGTATAAGGATGTATACAGCAAACTAAAAAAAAACTATGATTCATTACATAACCGTTGGAGCCACTTCCACTATTTTTTTTAAGCGGCAAACTTCGAACAGGGTTTAGAAGTAAAAGCCCCAACATCTTGTTATGAGTATAAAAGATAAAACCCCAGAAATGGGGTTTTTATTTTACTATTTACACTTATTTTTAAAATGCTTAAATTTAAGTATGAAAAAAATAGTAATAAAAGAAATTGATGTATATTCAAGCAAACTCTTTAAGGGTAAAATTATTTCTGAATATTTAATATATGTTGAATTGGATGGAACAAGGCTCTATGCTTATACAGAATTAGGTGAAGATGCTAAAAAAGAAAGAGTTAATGAACTGATTTTAGAACAAATAATCACTGAAGATACGATAACAATAAATAAAGACGAAGTAATTGAAGAATTTTGTCTTGAAGAAGTAATAAACGGAAAAAAATGCAAAACACAAACTATCCACTAGTAATTGTCTTTTACCTTGACCATGAACTAATGTCAAACCCACAAATAATTAAACCATTTGCTGAATCTGTTAATCAGATGATAGCATATAAAAATGCAAATGCTTTGGCGTTCTTCTTACCAACGAAGGGTGAAGACCGTGTTGAAGTATTAAATCCTGTCGTAATAAACGAAGAGGATATGGGGAAAATAAATAAGATTGTTGAAGAAATTAAGACAAGTTTCTCAATTGGTCTTGATATTGATGTACCAGATGAAGATATAACATTGGACCCAAAACCATGTGATTGTGGTGAGAATCCAAACGGTAAGTGTAAATGTGATTAATATGGATAATCAAGAAAAAGCAATGATATATGACAATTGCATTCGTGAAAGCGATAAACTTCAAAGAGAAAACTCTAAATTGAAGTCTGAATATGTTAGCAACATACCACCACATATTGAGAAACAAATAAAAGATAATGATGCTAGAATTGCTGTGCTTGTTAATAGAGTAGAAAATCTTTTCAGATAATTAATGGAGAGAACTAATATTTTAAAATTTTTAAACAGACATTACAAAATTGAAGATAATTCATTTTTTGATACTGTGTTAGATAAAAAAGTATATGGTTCTGACATATTAGAGCATTTGAATGTGGTGTTCTCAATAGATGAAAACACGAACAAAGAATTAATAAAGGAATGGGCTTTAAAAACAATAACACTAGAAACCTTTGAAGAAAATTGGCAGTTCAATAGACCTATTCCAGAGGTTGGTAGATATGAATTAAAAAGAATGAATAGATTTCTTATCACGTTTCCAGAACACTTCAACATACCACAATGGGTTACTTTTGAAGCGTCTAGACCATCAGCTAGATTAGTAACTAAAGACATCTTAGGGGTTAAATTGTTTAAGAAACTGGTTTGGGACGATATGATTATAAAAATGAGAGACCCAATTGGTCCGTCAACATCACAATCTCTTATGGATTTAATTCATAAAAGTTTATATGAAAAAAAACAAATAATCAAAGATAAATTTGATTTAAAATTAGAAATGCTTGACCCAGTAGGTCATGTTGTTGAAAAGTGGGCTCTTTCTAATTGTGAATTTAAATCTATCGATTTTGGTGAACTATCTTACCAAATAGACGACCCAGTTGTTTGCTCTTTGGTAATTAAATTAGGTGATGTAGTACTTGAATATTAAGGTCTAGTACTTCTTCTCCTAACTTTTTTAATATCCCACCCTGTACGTTCTACAATCAAATCATAGAGTAATCCAACCATCACTTTACTAGCGGTACCCATAAACATAAGACTCTTTATCTTTTGTTTTTTAGCTATTTTAGCCAGCGTATGATGTAGTCTTTGAGCGTCTTCCAAATTCTTACATAAAACCATATCAAATTGGTCTTCATTGTAAATGATTAGCTTGTTGTGAACAACAATTATTTGTTTCACCATTTTTTTTGAATGGGCACCACTTACAAGTCTTTTAACTATTTCTGAAATAATAGGTCTTTCTTTTTTAGGGTTATAACCATACACCCAAAATGTTTCTTCAACTTGATAATTATCAGAATGTATAATAGTCCAATCACCTAATGGTTTTTCAGTATAAATTCTACCAAAATCATCTCTTAATATTCTAAAAACATCATCTTTTTCTGTAGGTTTTGAGATGCAAATTTTGTAGGTAACTGGTTGTATAG